CAGCCAGATGGAAGGACTCATAGAGGCATGGGCTGGCCCAACCTATGGTGTAACAGGACGGGTTGCTGGGGGACTACTAGACTTGTTCAGTGATGATCCTGCTAATAAAGACAGAGCTATCGAAGCTATCCTCCCAACCGGATTTTCTAATGTGGGTAAAGCCTACCGTTTTGCAACTAAAGGATATGAGACAGGGCGGGGGGACGCAATCATTACTGGGGAGCTACCAATGGGAGACGTGCTTAAACAAGCACTTGGCTTCTCCCCAATCTCCACTCGTGCGGCGCGAGACGAACTATCCCTGAATATTCGTAAAGAATCAGGCAGAAAAGAGCGCCGTAATAAAATAATAGACAAGATAGTGTATGGCATACAGAACGACAGACCAGAACTATTAGAAGCAGGTATGGAGGATGCGAAAGCGTACAACGCCGACCATCCCGGTACCCGTATTAAGCTCTCCACTATCCAGCAGTCTATAGGAGGGAGGGCAGTAAGATCAGCTACTGCGAGAATAACCGGCGGGGCACCAGTGGATAGGAACGTATTGATGGAGATAATGCAATCAAACAGGGAGTTTGACGACGGATATTAAAAATGCCCCCACTACGGGGGGCTAAGTCTCTGGTGGGAGATAGTACGGGCACATAGTACCACTATGTTATTTTAGACGCCAAACTCGTACGCCGTACTCCCCGTTCTCTATACGAATACGTTTAGCTATATCTTCCCTGCGCAGTTTGCCCGCATCTATTAAATCTTCTATCGCTTTGTGTGTATTGATGCACGGTATGAACACCGATGCCCCGGGCACAAACTTACCCCAGTTAATCACCACCCGTACACCATCCGGCGAAATATCAGTAACCATCAACCTCGTCATTGGAATCTTCCCACGCTACTACCCACACATGCTGTAGTGGAATTTTCATTTTCGTCCCTTTGCCTAGGCGCATCTTAGTTTTAATAAGCCCCATATGTTTTACCATGAGGTCTTCTACTGTAGCCCCGTGGTGTCCACGCTTTATGCACCAAGTTTTAAAAGGGGTAGGCACTAGGTAGAGCTTGTTTATATCGTACTCTATCCTAACTATCCATCTATAGAGGGGGGTCGCATCCGGCAAAATTAAGTTGTCCATCTCGGGGTCTTTGGACCTTGCATCGTCTGTACTCTTAAGACGTAGTATACCGCGTGGGTGCTGGTTCAAGTACTGGGCCACTAAGTCGTTGATGTCGACAACCATACCATCCATTTTAGCTTTAGCCTCTTTTAGTTTAAAAACTATCCATTTATACAGAGCGCGCAAATCCCAACTATGCAACCCTATCTCTCTTGCAAGGACCAAACCGGCAAATGTTGTAGCTGCTTCCGCAAGCCAAATCCTATGCTGTGTATCTAAACCTGAGACTTCCAATAGCTTGTCCCTAGTTTTCAGTACAAGTGCCTCTGCTCGGGGCAGCGTATTCAGCAGGTGCTGGATGTATATCTCCCCCGCATGTCCATAGTTGTTAGCCAGATCGTCGTTTAATGCGTTGGCGAGCATAGTATCTTCTTTGGAAAACAACTTTTTGGTTGCAGTAGCCTCAATCATTCGGCCTATTTCGCCTTGGGCGTTTTCCCTGTGCTGCGATACTATGTCCTGTAGGCTTGTATTGCCGGTAGTACCTACTAGTAGCGACCACTCTGTACCCCGATAGCGTTCGGAGTTCTGTCCCTCGCTACCCATCCTGTTCTTCTGCTCACCATCAACAGCGGCGTAACAGAATTCACTGGCGGCCTTGGGGTCGTAGTTTGTAATCTCGTCTATATAGAGGACTATGTTCTTCCAGATTTCTGCGCGGTTCCATGCTGAGTTACCCGTATCTTTTCCGCGCAGTACCAATTTCTTGGGGTTGCCCCAGACTGAAGCCCCACCGTACATACCTGTGGTCTTACCGTAGCCAGATTCGGGACTCATCAAGTGATAGATAGCCCCCGCTATGTTTGGTACAAACCGCATGAGAGGGGCACCAAAGGACAGCCCAAACATCATCTGGTGTTCTTCAAAGTTTGGTCTATTGTAGAACTCAGTTACCTTCTTCCAATCTTCCAGCGTACCTTTCTTGTGAAACATCGGGAAGTACTGCGCTGTACGTGAACTCGCCGGGTTTACTGTAATCTTGTCGGCGTGTATCTCTCTATCGCCTATTACAAATGCCTTCATGTCCTCAGTCCAACCAAACTGTGTACGTACCTCCACAATGTCTTGCCCCCCTTCGCCGTTACTTTGTAGTCTACTAATCCATGCGCCGACATAACTCATAAGTGCATCCGCCTGTTTACTAAGAATAAAAATATCGTTGCGGCCCATAGCGTTACGGAATTGTTCCTTTGAAGTTAAGTCACTCATCGGAATTACGAAAGTTTGGATACCTTCCCTATCCGTGTGGTGCTTGAACTCAAACGATGGGCCATCAAATGGGTCACTTAACCGCTTAGTTATATACAGCGGTCTTTTATATATAGTCTCCTCAGTAGTAGTCCCGTCTGCCCTCTCAACAACTATGTATATCCCCCCATTGGCTGCGCGTTTATAGGGAAATGGGTAGTCAGGTATCTTTACTGATATCGTTCTACTAGGTACCTCGGCAGTTGTGGCGTCTTCTCCCTCGGCCATAACTGCTTGGTCATCAAATACAGGCACTTCTACCGTAGCTGATTCGGCTTCCCGTATTTCCATACACAGCTTGATAGGAGACTTAATCTTCCCCTTATGTAGACAACCCTCACAGCCAGATGGGTTATCTTTCTCGAACGTGATACACAGGTGTGGAACTTCAATAGAGGCGGCTACTTTCTCCGTCTCCGCTGCGCTGTACCCATCGTACCTACTAGAAACTAAGTGAATGGCTTGCTCGCCGTCTTCCTCGCAGTGTTTAGCAATTGACAGTACATGGAGCCAATCGGGATAGGACAAATCATTCGGCTGCATGATAGCACGGTTAACTTGTCCACAGCCTTTACCCAGCGCCGTTGCAACTAACAGTTTAGAAAACTTCTTTCTGTAGTTGTTGTTTCCTTTTGCCCGGGCAATATCTTGTGTATCTGCGTCACTGTATTCTCTTGCAGTAAGAACTGGCATCACCGCTGGGGGTAGCTTGGTAGTGAACGTATCTAAATCTACATAGTCTTTCAGATCACCTACGACTTTGACATCGAGTGGAGAAGCGCCTTTAAAATTATGCGTATTAGGTACGCGTAGAATACGCGCAGCGTCAGCAGTAACAACCGTGTCAGCTTCTAACCCAAACGCCGAACATGCTGCCTTAAGCCGCTCTGCTACAACTACCCACTCCTGTCTAGAATATGGGCGCGTCAAAACCCAGTACACATGGAGGCCACGTCCTGAGTTAATTACCGCAGTACAGGGAGGTAGGGCGTATTCTTTTCTGAAGTTGCGAAGCGCCATAAGAGCTTCGCCTTGGGTCTTGTACGGCTTGCCTTGCCCACAGTCTAAATCCAGAAACAAAGCCTTCATCTGTAGAGCATTTTCAGCTTTACGCCCCTTAGTAGCATCTGCAAAAGTAGCAGGGGCGTAATAAGTATCAAATCCTTCTACATCAAAGTTGTGCGCAGCTTCTGCCATAGCATCCACTGACGTATAAAATTTGGGTATAACCGTGGTTTTTTCTTCCCCCTCTGCGTCTATACTTTTTCTTATGCCTACTACGCAGTAGTAGCCCTCGTCACCGAGGACAGTACTAAGAAACTTTTTAGTCTCCATAATTTTCCATACCAGAGAAAGGAGGGGGATACGGAAGTACCCCCCTGTAAAAGTTAGGCGTCGAACTCGTCTAGTATGCTTGCTAGATCTATGTCCGCTGGGGATTGCAGCTTTTTCTTTTTCGCTGCCTTAATTGTCGGCTCTTTGATTTCTTCCTCTTCTTCCTCTACTACCGCTTCTACAACTTTCGGCGTATCAAATTCTACCTTAGCTTTTAATTCTGGTATTTTCGGTATAGAAACGAGGGTACTATTTTCCTTGGGTTTTACACTTACGACAATAAGTTTTTCCGTTTCTGCATCCTGTTGCTTTGCCAGCGAAATCTGTAGCTCTTCCTGCAATAGCATACGAACGGGTTTAAAGCATAGCTTTGGCGTAGACGATTCGGTATCAAAACGTATCTCTGTAAGTACAGCAGCTAGTGGAGCTTCCTGCCCGTACAGTTGACGAGCATATGTCTGGAGTCCCATTTTCTGCTTGTTGTCACCGAATATGCTAGTAGCGGGTAGCGACAACTGATATGCGTGCCCAGCTTTTATACTGTCCCCTGCATCAGCAAGTAGAAGTGCTACACGCTGTGAGTAACGACAAGCGCGCCCTTCTCCCGCACCAGAGCCTTTAACATTTTGTGTGCAGTCAAAACATGTTTCTGATTGCCTGTCGGAAGCAGGTACATCCCTAGCAGGGCGACCAGAGTTAGTATCAGAAGACCAACATTTGGGAGGGTTAGTTTGTCCCACCACGTACTGACCTGAGAAATACATACGAGAAATTGGGGCAGTCTTAACAATAACTGCTTTAATAGCACGCTGTTCTAGTTCCCCAACCTCTTGGCCGTTAACGACCTTTCTAAAAACGCCCCCTCTAATACTGAGGCGGTTGATGCCCCCAGATTGTGAATGGCCTGTTGCATTAATATCGGGTTTTAATTGCACCAGAAGTTTTTTATACTCCTCCGGCATGTTATCAAACAAAGCTAACTCGCTCATAAATCTTCCTCATCGTTGAAGTCCAGTTCAAGTTGTACTGGCGCGTTTTGGTTATCATTAGTTGGTTCAGGAGCCTCTTGCTTCAAAGCTGCCACCACCTCTAGGATGTTGAAACGGTACGTATTGCCAACCTTGAGATAAGTCTCTTTTGGTATATACCCTTTCCCCACCCAATCGCGGATGGTAGGTACTTTGACGCAAAGATATTTAGCTAGCTCCTCGACTGGAACGTAACTACTATCACTATCCCTATTCATCGCTTTCTCCGTACAGTTACAGTGTATCTGCTCTCACAATTTAATCCCGGTGGTAGTACTTCGGGGTTGTCTTCAAGAAACTGTTTTAAGTTGCCCTGATGGATTTTTTTCTCAAGTAGATCAGGTACCTCGTGTTCAAGAATAAACTTGTTCATAGCTTCCCAATCGGATGTCCAAAACTTTTGTCTTATAGATCGGTAGAACGTGCCAGACTCAGTGCGTACAGATTCAGTACTGTTGTCAACACAATGTGTTAGCAGGATATCCTCTATCTTTCTAAGCTTTAAGTTGAAGACTTCTTCTTCCTCGTGGGCCTTAGCGACCACTTCGTTTTTCTTGTCCCGTATCTTTATGTACACAGAAACGAGCCTATCGAGTGGTGGTGTGCCGCCCTCCATACCTACCTCCATACCTACCTCCTGTCTATATTTTACTTAGTTTACCACAGTTATGTTCCGTTCTGTTAAGTTTATTGCAGTTAATATCACGAGGCAAGTATATTTTTGTAGAGGTCAATCATTTCCGTATGTATGTTAATTCGTTGGTCTAGCATCTTATATATGTGCTTCTCTACCTTCGAGCCTACCAGTTGCACCACGGTACAGGGGTAATTCTGCCCCGAGCGGTGTACCCGAGCATTAGCCTGTGCGTAGGTCTCAAGCGAAGAAGTTGGCCCCCACCACACTATGGTGTTTGCTGCCGTAAGGGTCACGCCATGCGCGGCTGCTTGTGGTTGGATAATAAGAACACGGGGGTCAGGGGTAGTTTGAAATTGTTTAAATATCTCTGTGCGTTTTTGTGCGGAAACCTCACCGTTTATTATGGCGGTAGTTATCCCGTCGGCGCTTAGCTTCTCGGCCAGTATGTGGATTACATGTTTAAACGGAACAAATATAAGTACCTTCTGGCTAGATTCGGCAATGACTTCTTGCAGTACTTTGTATCGGTTCTTTATGTCGAACTCTACTGTCTCTCCGCTATCGGTATACACCGCACCACATGAAATTTGTAATAGTTTATTCATGCTTACGGCGGCATTAGCTGCGGAAATTTGTTCCCCCGCTGCTACTGCAACAAGTTGATCTCTCAAATAGGCATAGTACTTTTTTTGCTGGGCAGTCAGCTCTACTTCACGTTTAACGTAGGTCATCTCTGGTAGGTCTAAACATTCTTCTTTCGTGAAACGAATAGCTGGTTGGAGCAAGTTAAACACAGCATCTTTTGAGTTCGCTCTCGGTATCCATTTGAACTGCGTGGCTCTGTACATCACCATATCGCGGAACGCCCCAAAGAATTTCGGTACGTTTTTGGGGGCGACAAGTTTAGCTAGGCCGTACGCATCCAGTGGGGACTGAGCGGCGGGTGTACCAGTCATCAGCCACAACCAAGTTTCTGGTTTTATGACGCTTACCAATACTTTCCAACGCTTAGATTGCGCGTTCTTATAGTGGGTTGCCTCGTCTACAATGATAAGATCAAACCTGCCGTTGGCTACCTCTTCCCTTACTATCTCTACCCCATCGTAGTTAATGATTACGTATTCAGTATCGCTATTAATCACCTCTTGGCGTTTCTTTTTAGAGCCGTGCGCAATCTCTACAGTACGGTGCATAGCAAAATTAAATAGATCAGCTCGCCACGCAGAATCCATAATCGAGAGAGGGCATATAATAAGAACACGTTTAACCAAGCCTTCTTTCATTAGAAAGTCAGACGCCCAGATAGCAGAGCCAGTCTTCCCTGTGCCTTGCTCGTTAAAGCAAAACGCTCGGGTATTTAAGGTTAAGAACGACGAAGTTATTTTCTGATGCGCAAACGGGGTGTATCGCCCGGGCCAATCGTACTGACCTAGTATGGGGGAGGGCACGTCCTTTACATTAAGGTTACGCAGCACCCGGGATTCATCTACGCCCCACCTAACAAGAACCTCGTTATCGTTCACCTTCCTGCTATTTGGTATCACCGCTGTGATTTTTTCGGGATTACGAACCCGCAGAAGCAAGCCTCTGTTATCTATGATTTGCATCATTCTTACCTGTGGTTACTTCTTTTTGATTGTTTTCTTCTTATAATTTCTAGCGCGGTTCTTACTACTACTCTCTATCTTGTACCCATCTGCATTCGATCCACCCTTACTTAAGGCTTTTGTATGGCTAACGTCTTTGCCTTCGCGCTTATCCGCTTTACCGTTGCGGTTGGCGTCCTTACCCTTCTTATCTATCTCGCGTCTAGCGCGTTGGCGTTCCATACGGTTTTCCTGTTCGCAACGTTCTTTCTGTTGCTCGTACTCTTTCTTGTATGGGCGGGGCTTGTTCTTATATGGCATCGTTTAATCTCCTATCTTCTACCGTTATGGGGGCACTCAAGTACTATACAGTGCGCTTTACACAAACCTGTTGGTCTAGGATTCCACACGTCGTTATCGTAAG